CGTTTGTAAAGTACGTCCCGCTGATTTCTGTCGTAGTAGTGACTTCTTCGTGTTTCATCACGTAGAAGCCAGTGGCAACGAGAGAGTCTTCAACGCCCGAAGATATGGCATCGAACATGTTACCGGTTTCGGTAAAATAGTCGTATAACCATGTCCAGGGGGTAAGGTTATACAGGACACTTGGGGTGAGAGTCCCCGAGCTAGAAAGCGCTCGTGAAAGAGCCTTCTTGTATTCCGGCCTACTAGTCTTCCGTTCAGGAAGCTGATAGACGAAATAACCTGTAAACCAAACCATGAACGTGCGTTTAGATACCACTTTACCTTGCATTCCTTCAAAAGCGAATGCATTAAGGTGTGGTAGGAGTGTACCTAATGGTCGCTCAATAGGGACTTCGGTACCCTCGGTGGAATTATGTAAACCACCGTGGATCCTTTGCTCCCTATTGTTGTACTTAATTAGGTCCTCTGCGCGCGATGAGGCTTTCGCTGCCGCATCGAGAAAAGAGCAGATATCTCTGTAAAGTTGGGCCCAAGCAAAGTTATAGGACAGATAATGTTCTGCAGCCTGCTTGGTCATAGCTTTACCGTCGCGAAGGATAATACGATGATTGTTAATTGTGGTAGTGTCTTTGATAAGATCTCGGACACCATCACGTACATCTTTTACGATGTTCTTAACAGCCAAAGTAAGATCAGCCCATGACGCACCAGAGTTCTTCAGCGCATTGAAACTCTTGACAGATGCCAAGATCTCATGCTTGAAGTCCTTTAGCTCGACTATGGGCTCGACGAAGGAGAAATCAGGTTGAGTTAGGAGTTTACGTGCCTTTTTCCAGGCATGTGCACCCTCTAATTCAGCCGGGTTACGATCGGGGTAAAAGGTGGGTTTCTCAAACCCACCAGTACCAATCCCAGGGACGAGCTGTCCCAAGTAGTGCCTCCCAGATGGTAACGGTATGCTCACGGAACATGGTTTGAAGTCATGGGAATCCTTGAACATCATCCACGGTCCGCCCTCAGTATACCTTCCTTTTCGATTCTTCCGGTGACCGGAAGAGAAGTTTTGGAAGGACTCAGGATTTCTCGTAATAGTATGGTAGACGCGATTAGTGTCAGGATCGTTAGGGGTATATTCTACACCTAAATAAACTGTCTGATCGCGGCTTGCCATGAGTCTACTCCAAGTTTGGTACTTCGGATTAAGGTGTTACCATTACCCTACGGGGGTCCCTCACGGG